AGCTATGTTTGAAAATGTAAACAGTAAATTTAAATCAGATGTTGTAGCTAACTACTATGATGATGATGAACAAGACTTAACTTTCTATTATGAAAAACCGAACAAACACTGGGATGGTAATAAACAATAAATTTAATATTGGAGACACAGTTTATGTAAAAACTGATGTTGATCAATCACCAGGAATAATAACATGCATACAAGTTAATCCTGGGGATATATTATATTCTGTTTCTAGAAACTCCAGTACATCACACTTTTATGATTTTGAACTGTCTTATGATAGAGACATATTAATAAGTATAAACTAATGGTAAGAATATTTGATATACAAAATGGAAAGATTGTGGCATCAGAACATTGTTATACAATGATGTGCTACAAAGATATAATGGATGAATATCCAGATGAATATTTAAAGATATATGCATATATTCACTATCTTACATGTCCAAACCCAGACTTAAATCCTTTCTTTGATGTACCAGAAACGGACAAAGAAGAAATGATTAGAAGAGAAGTGGGTGGAGATTTTGATGCTGAAGATGATAAAATACAATATGCAATAGATATAACTAGTAAATTATATGAAACACCAACATCAAGAGCATATAATGGTATTAAAATTGCTTTAGATAATATGGCAAAGGTTATGGCTACAGAAGTTTTTACCTTTGGTAGAGACGGATCAGCTACAGCTTTGTTAAGAATAGCTGAGAAATTTGATTCTGTTAGACAATCTTTTAAAGGTGTCTACCGTGACTTACAAGAAGAACAACAAAGTTCTGTAAGAGGTGGACAAAATCTTGCTTATGACCAATAAAATAAAAATTATGAATAATGAAATCTTACAAGACTGGGTTTTTCACTACAACCCTTACAACGGCTTATGGGCCGGAATTCACAGAGACTTTTACCAGCACTATTGGTCTGATATCAACCACCCAAGTATTATCTTCCATACCAATGTGGAGCCCATCAAAAAGCTCGTGGTCAAGCACCAAGGGGACATCAAGAAAATCAAAGCAGAACTAAATGCTAAATAAAGCCTACATAACCATCCCCACTTATGATAATGGCACATGGACTACTACAGAGTTTATGGAAAGAAATGATTTCCGTGACTTTGTAAGAAGTGTGTTTAAAGATGCCGGTCCAGATGAAGGATATAATTTTGATGAAACATCATTTTTATTCAATGCTGAAGCTAAAAAGTTTCAGCAACAAGGATATTATTGTAATGCTCCTATAAAAAGTAAAGACTTTGTACATTATTGGGATGACCAAAAAGCAAAGTGTAAAAACGGAGTGATATATAAGAACAATGGTAACACATGGTATCTAACTAGAGACTATTACATGTGGTTGAACTTTTTACCAATTTATGATAAAGAGGAAAAAAGATTTGACTTTGCTAAAGTGAGGGATGCTCAGTACCATATGGCTCTTTATGAATGGCTTGCTGAATTAAATTATAAGCATGTTCCTGTTCTTAAAAAACGTCAGATTGCATCTTCTTATTTCCATATGGGTAAACTTATAAACCAATATTGGTTTGAAGAGGGATCTGTAAATAAAATAGGAGCTAGTTTAAAAGACTACATTTCTGAGAAAGGATCTTGGAGGATGTTAAATGAATACCGTAACTTCTTGAATGAACACACTGCATGGTATAGACCTTCAGAGCCAGATAAGATTTTCTCATGGCAACAAAGGATTAAAGTGAGGATTCAGGGCCGTGATACATACAAAGGTAATAAAAGTATTATAACAGGTACATCTTTTGAGAAAGACCCTACAAATGGTGTCGGTGGACCTGTAACATATTTCTTTCATGAAGAGGCTGGTATTGCCCCTAAAATGATGGACACTTATGAGTTTATGAGACCAGCCATGCAATCAGGTATGGTGACAACAGGAACCTTTATTGCTGCAGGATCTGTAGGTGATTTGGACCAATGTCTTCCTTTAAAGGAAATGGTGCTCTATCCACATAAATATGGTATGCAAGCTATTACAACTAATCTTATAGACAATAATAAAACTATTGGAGAAACTGGATTATTTATTCCAGAACAATGGTCTATGCCTCCATATATAGATAAGTTTGGTAACTCTCTTGTAGAAGAAGCTTTAGAAGCTATACATGAAGAAAGAAAGCAATGGAAAAAAGATTTAAGTCCTGAGCAATATCAACTTAGGATATCTCAAAAGCCCACTAATATAGAAGAAGCTTTTGCAACTAGAAAAGAGTCTGTATTTCCTCCACATCTTCTATCACATCAAAGTAAAAGAATTGAAGAAGGTGTTTATCCTGTAGAATATTTGGATTTAAGATATGATGCAGATGGTAAAGTGGAAGCTAAAACTTCTAATAAAAGACCAATCAATAGATTCCCTGTAGATAAAACTATGGAGGATAAATCTGGAGTGATATGTGTGTATGAAAGACCTATTAAAAATGTTCCATGGGGAACATATTATGCTTCAATTGACCCTGTAGGTGAAGGTAAGACAACAACATCTGATTCATTGTGCTCTATATTTGTGTACAAAACAGCTACAGAAGTTATAAAAGATGATGGTCAAGGTAAGATATCCACACATTTTGAAAGAGATGCTATTGTAGCAAGCTGGTGTGGTAGATTTGATGACTTACAAAAAACCCATGAAAGACTAGAACTTATTGTAGAATGGTATAATGCTTGGACATTATGTGAAAATAACGTAAGTTTGTTCATACAATATATGATATCTAGAAGAAAACAAAAGTATTTAGTTCCTAAAGATCAGATTCCTTTCCTTAAAGAGCTTTCATCTAATGCTAATGTATATGCTACATATGGTTGGAAAAACACTGGTGTTTTATTTAAGCAGCATTTGTTATCCTATGGTATTCAATTCCTTACAGAAGAAATAGATAAAGATATGGATGAAAATGGGGAAACTAAGAAAATCTACTATGGAGTGGAAAGAATTCCAGATCCTATGTTACTAGAAGAGATGAAACAATATCAACCGGGTGTCAATGTGGATAGACTTGTATCATTTTGTGCTCTTGTAGCATTTGCCCAAATCCAGCAAAATAACCGTGGATTGGCTAAAAGAGTGGAGATTACATCAGATAAATTGGTAAACTCCCAAAAATTAAGTAAATTAAGTATGAGGAGTGCTTTTAGAAATATGGGTGTAAACTCCAAAAGTTTAAATTTTAAGCCTAATAGAAATCCTTTTAAGAATATTAAATAAAAAACATTTAAGAGTATGCAAATATATAATGCCCTTGATCTCAAAGCAGGTAAGAAAGTAGAATATAATAAGATGGGTACCCTCACCCAGCCTATTCAGTTTTTATCTGAAAAGGAAAAAGATGAGGAATGGAGAGCATGGAACCTTGACTGGCTTGAGTGGCAGGGTATGAAACAACTACGTAGAAATGCCATCCGTCTACTTAAAAACTACAAGCTTGCTAAAGGTATTATAGACAAAACTGACTATGTTGTTGAAGAAAACAATGAGCATGCAGAAATTATTGACATCCTTACAAAAGAGGATGCATCAGCATTTGAATTAAAATTCTATCCAATTATCCCTAATGTTATTAATGTTCTTTGTGCTGAATTCAGTAAAAGAGCATCTAAAATCATGTACCGTGCTGTAGATGATATGTCATATAATGAGATGTTGGAAGAAAAGAAAAACATGGTTGAGCAAGTTTTACTATCACAAGCACAAGCTAAAATGATGAGTAAACTTATAGATGCAGGAATGGATCCTAATTCTGAAGAGTTTCAACAAGAAATGAGTCAAGATAAGTTAAGAACTTTACCTGAAATTGAATCATTTTTTAGAAAAGACTATAGAAACCTTTATGAAGAATGGGCTACACACCAACATAATGTTGACGTAGAAAGATTTAGAATAGATGAATTAGAAGAAAGAGCATTCCGTGATATGCTTATCACTGACCGTGAATTCTGGCATTTTAAAATGTTAGAAGATGATTATGAATTAGAACTTTGGAATCCAGTACAAACATTCTATCATAAATCTCCAGGAGCTAGATATATATCTGAGTCTCAATGGGTTGGTATGATGGACTTAATGTCTATTGCAGATGTTATTGACAAGTATGGTTGGATGATGAATCAAGAGCAATTAGAAGCTCTAGAAGTTATTTATCCTGTACGTTCTGCTGGTTATGCTGTACAAGGTTTCCAAAATGATGGTACATATTATGATCCTACAAGATCTCATGAGTGGAATACACAAACTCCTTCATTACAATACCGTCAGTTTATGAGCTTATATGATAATAAGCAAAACACTGGTGATATCATCCATATGATTCTTAATGAATCTGAAGATTTAATGGACTGGGGTAATGCACATATGTTACGTGTAACTACATGTTATTGGAAGTCACAACGTAAAATTGGTCATTTAACCAAGATTAATGATGATGGTAGTTTAATTCAAGACATTGTAAGTGAAGAATATAAAGTTACAGATAAGCCTTTGTATGACACTACAATACTTAAGAATAAATCAAAAGATAATTTAGTATACGGAGAACATATTGATTGGATATGGATTAATGAAGTTTGGGGTGGTGTTAAAGTGGGTCCTAACCGTCCATCATTCTGGGGTATGAATAATCCTGGAGGTTTAAATCCAATATATTTAGGTATGCAAGGAGGCCGTCCTGGCCGTATACCTTTCCAATTTAAAGGAGATAATTCTTTATATGGTTGTAAAATACCTGTAGAGGGAGCTGTATTTTCTGACCGTAACACTAAGAGTGTTGCAATGGTGGATTTAATGAAACCATACCAAATTGGATATAACATTGTAAATAATCAGATAGCAGACATCTTAGTAGATGAACTAGGAACTGTTATTATGTTTGACCAAAATGCTTTACCAAGACACTCAATGGGTGAAGATTGGGGTAAAGGAAATTTACAGAATGCTTATGTAGCAATGAAGAATTTCCAAATGTTACCTTTAGACACTACAATTACTAATACAGAGAATGCTCTTAATTTCCAACACTATCAAGTGTTAAACTTAGAACAAACTCAACGTCTACTTTCCCGTATTCAATT